CCTTTTAAAGAACTTTGTGGCAGAGCGCACAGCAAAGCTACTAGCTACTATAACACCTAATGTATACTGATACCACTCTGGCATCTGTTCGAGTGCTACAAACCCCTCTCCAACGACTGTACGACCCCACTCACCGGTGAACACTAAAATAAGCGGGATAGAAAAAAGTATAACAAGGTACTCATCTTTCCACGAGTTCATAGTTCCTTGAGCCATAAGCTTCTCCCACTCAGCCTCGCTTGTAGCGGCAGACTTCATGATGGTTGCTTTGGCCTCAGCCTCTACAAGTTTTAGATTAGCAGAAGCAGCTTGAGAAGCAGCCTTACCTTTAAGCCAACCTCCTGCTAGTTCAGTAATCGGTCCGATCAGTGCTTGTAACATTTCTACTTCCTCCTGTTGATTCCTTACCCATCCAAATTCCAAAGCATCCTGTCAATGCACCCATGCACACTGACACTAATCCAGATTGCTCTAAGCTTGGGGAAGGTAAAGACATATACCAATGCACAGCTTGATAAGTTAAAACTGTAACAGCTAACATCATTAGCCGTGGGATTATTTTCCAATCATCTACTATAGTATGTGCCATGTAAAACCTCACTTGTTAGTATATAAACAATGAACAGCAGAATTAGTATTGTTAATTAAAACAGCAGCTTCTGCTTTCTCTAGCTCACAGATCTCCTCTGAACCATAAGTTCCAATCTGATAGTAAGTAAAAGTTCCATTCAGGAATTGCATCCAGATTAAAAACCACATCACCATCTACCCTGATATTTGCCAAGAAAATAAAATAAACAAAACAAGATGCCACCGCTAATAGCAAAAATAAAAGCACCAATAGCAAAGTTAATAGCCGCATCTATTTGCTCCTGCTTTCTATACAACTCTTGCTTTCTTTTTCTACGCATCTGTGCCTCTATCTGTAGCACTTCCTTCCATGCGCTTGGTCCATATGTAAATGAGATATGATCTTTTATTTCACTTCTCATCTGTTCCATTTTCTTTTTATGTGCAAAGATTTCTATAGCTGTTTCTTCATCAGAACCTTTAAATGTTTTCTTCCAAAAAGGTGGGTTCTTCTCACGCTCTTCTATGTTTGTAAAATCAGAGAAAGCTTTGCCCCAGTTAGCAAGCTGACTTGTCATGTCTTGGAAATCTTTACCTGCACCAATGGCAGCTTTCAGTCCTTTGAAAGCACCAGTTGCCATCATAACACAAGAAACTGGGTCCATTAATCAGCCGCCATTTTCTCCAAAGTTTCACGGATAGACTTTATGTTCTCATCAATACGAGCAGAAATCAAAGCTTGTGACTGTGCTGTGTCTTCTAGTTTTCCAATACTAATTTCATGACGAGCAATCTCTCTAGTATTTGTATCAACATTGTTATCAAGGGTACTGACATACCAAACAAGACCACCAAACTGCACAGAAATTGCAATTATAATAGCAGCCCTTTCCATTAGCTTGGCTCTGTTGGGAATGTAACGCTAGGCCAACCTTCAGATGTCGGCAAGTTACGCAAAGCAGTTCTATAAGTAGCCCAAGAAGTCTTAGCCTCGTCAGTCAATGGACTGTCAGGCATCTGTGTCCAATCGGATGCAGTAAGCAACTCATTGCGAGTAGCTCTGTGTTCGGCTGCTAGTCTATCGTTAGCACCGTCAGCCCATGCTTTTTCTTCTGCATCTCTGGCTACTTCTTCTTCTTCGGTGAACTGTACTCTGCCAAACTCTGTTGTTTTAAATCTTGGATTATCACGACTCATTTTTCACCAACCCATATACTTTAATTGAACCTCTAGAAAAATTCCCTGACGATGGAAATAATGTAAATCCTGTAACCATATTAGAAGAACCATCATCAATATAACCACCGATGCGAGAGCTTCTTGTATTAGATCCCTCTCGCCATGCCGTATTGCTATACATTTGTGGGCGAGTAAGGCCGTCATTTCCAGTAAATTCTGTAAACCCTACAATTGGATGGCCTACCCCCATCTCATAGTTATATACTATACCCCAATAAGTTGATGTAGTATCATAATTAGATGTACTAGTACCCGTCTTTTCTGCTCCACCATACCTATAGTTATTTGAACCATGTAAAGAACCATCAAAATATAACCTCATTCTTAAATATTGATTAACATTACCTCTCAAGGCATCATAAATAATTCTAAAAGTTCGGTACTCTGAAGGTAACGATGTAAATTCAAGAGATGAAGAGCTATCAGCAGTAAGTGTAGCTATGTGTTGATAAGGTGTATTACTCTTAATCAGCGTTGTTACATCAGACGTTGATAGTCCTGACGCTGCACTACTACCACCAGAACTAGCAACAGTAAGACTGTTAGTATTTAAAGTTAATCCCATAACAATCTCCTATGTACTTGTTACGCCAGTTATTCGTAACTTCAGTGATGCGTTTATATTATACGAACGACCAGAAATTGTTGATGAACTAGGTGTTCGTATTACTGCCGTTACATCATTACCATATGTATTATAATGTACATTTGAACCAACAAGACTAACAGTAGGAGTATCTGGATCAAAATCTACAGAAGAAACGTATTGGTTTTGAGCGTTAAGATAATAAAACTTAGTTCCAATAACACTGTGTGCGGCTGTACTTGTAGCAAATTGTTCTACACTTCCACTTAAACTAAATGCTGTATAGCTAGTACTGCCTGTATGTACATCGCCTACGTTCCAATCATAAAAACGTATTGTAGAAGCACTGTAAGGTATTAAAAATCTATATGAGCCATTACTTCTTTTTACAGCATACCAACCACGGTTATCTGTCATACCTGAGCCATAAGTATTGGAAGGACTTGCATTTGTGAAAGGTGTAATAGAACCAGTTGAAATATTGTAAACGTAGCCCCCACCATTATCATTCTTTTCAGACCACATAAATAAGTATTCAGCATTGTTATTAGCATCGAGTACGCCAAACATTTTTGGGTCACTGCTTGGGCCATTCATTCCAGTGTTATCTTTAATTCTAGTTGCAATTCCTGTAGCTATATCAACTTTATTTATACCATTACCACTAGCGTTACCAATGTTAGTACTGTCACCGTAATAATAGAAGTGTTGTCTACTATCAAACCAAGCAGGAGTATAACTTTGCGTTTGACTAAATTCTTCAGTACCAGTGTCGGTATAAACTTTTTTATTGGATTGAGAGCCATAGTTATCATAAAGTACCATATGATAATTGTTTGATCCTATATTAGGAGCATAAACATCTCTTGTAGAACCAGCAGTTACTGAAGCATTAGTAGTATTATTGCTTACATAAATATTTGAAAGTTTTGTAATACCATTAACTTTTGCATCAGATGTAGTTACATACTGGGTTGCGCTTCTTCTTGTAGTAAATTCTATATCTTCATAAGTAAACGGAACTGTACTTGTTTTAACTTTTACCGTTGAACTAGGAGCAATGATTTCAGACCCACTAGAGTTTGCTGATAATCCAACAACATCAAAATCATTTACTTTAAGCGTACCATTAATTAGCATAGTGCTATCAGTATCAATTGCTTGAATGTTTTTTATTACATGAGCAGTACTACTGTTTGTTGTAACAATCGTAGCCTCTCCGTTACTGTCAAAACTACTTTCTGTTAAAGTGTTTCGATATATTTCTGCGAGTGTGTCAGCCATATTAATAATCTCCAAATGCTAAAGTTGCGGCATAAGAAAATCCTTGTATGCCTGTTAAAGCAGAGCCATCTATAGCCCCTAATTTTCCGTTGCTATCAAGCTGTGGAATGTTGTTAGCAGATGTGCCTACATCTAACGCTGATGCTGTACCTAATGTTGGTTTGCCTGTTACGTCACTGTATGCACCGCTAGTCGCTACTGTTGCCAAACCAGTAACGTCTGAGGCTGCACCGCTAGAGGCTACTGCGTGTAATCCGGTTACTTCTGATACTGCAATTGCACCGTCAGCTAGGACTGCCCCACCTGATATTAAGTTTGCTAAGTCTCTTGCTTTTGTCATTAGCTTGGGTCTCCTAATACTAATACAGTGTCACCGTCAGTTGCATGACCGACCCGATATGTTCCTGATGTTGCGAGGGCTGTACCTGATGGGTTTGCAAAAAGCTTTTGCCCTTTTTGAAAAGACGAGCCTAATATATCTTTTGTGCGATTTAAAATACCAACAGACCCTGCTGCACCTGATGCAATAGCTTCTTTGGCTTCACCAAAATGATTGTCTATATTTGTGTCAACATAAGCAGGGGAGTATGAAGTTAAGTAAGCCCTATCTGAAGTTAAACCGACTGTTGAATTTTGTGAAATAAATATTAAAAACTCTCTTGCAAATTGCGTTTGCTCCGAAATGTAAACACCATCATAGGTTGACGTATAAGTACCACTTGGAAAAGTTGTGTGATAAAACTGATCTAAATCACTAACTGTGCCATCTGTTGCTAAAGCAAAAGTTGAAACATTACCTCGTGTTTCAAAGTAAATAAATCTTTTGGTAATAGGATTATATTTTACTCTATAATAACCATCGCCAGTATTTTTTGTAATATCGTGACTTAAAGATACTTTTGTAATGGTGTTATCTGTGTTTGCTCTAAAACCAATTTCTTGATCTTTATGTGCTATAACACCTATATTATTAACTTTATCATAAGCTAAACTAACCTGATCTGTGCTTTGATTATCAATAAGTTCTGTTGGTGGCGTATGAAATGTTGCTCCACTTGCAGAGCTTGTCACAATCATACCAAATAATTTAGCTGTAGAAGACTGGTCTCTAAAAACTATAAGATGTCTACTCCCACCTAAATGAACACCTTGGCAATAGTCTATAACAAAGCCCATAGTGCTATTGTTAAGTTTATTACTAGCCATAGCGATATTACGAGTAGGAGAAGTTGAACTACCTCCTGCATAATTAGCATGACCATGACCTAAATCATTAGAACTAGTACCAAATACCGCAATTGTTCCATCATCATTAAAACCAACATATAACCCAGAACTTCCCCAACTACCTGAAGATGACATATGCCTTGGGTTTGTTTTTAACCAATCAGTTCCATCGTGATAATAAGTAACTAAATAAACGTCATTACTAGTTTTAAATGCTACTGCAACTCTACCTGAGTCATTGGGGTCTTGAGCAGCCGCAAATTCATCTGAATTATTATAAGCAATAGATTGAAAAGAAAAATCATGGTTGCTAGATGGTGCATTAGACTGTGCGTAATAAAGTCTACCTGCACTTCTTTTTTGATAAAGATATAACCAAGGTTTATTTGATTGAGTGCTTGTATAAAACAAACTTGTTAAAGCCTGTCTTGAACTAGACACATCTACATTCTCACTTGTTAGTGGATCAAAAGTTTGATCGACTGCTCTTGTATTACTTACAGAGGTAACTGGCGCAACCGTACCGTTGTCATTAAGAACAACTAAGTCACCATTAGCTACAGTAGCACTCGCTTGGAATTTGCCAGAAGGGTCTCCACCTCCACCGCCAGAACTACCGCCTGTTAAACTTGATAAAGTACCCATTAGCTCACTCTCCATTCTGTACCATTGTAGACAAGTGCAAGCTGTGCATATGCTACGTCTACGATAAGCGACGCATCGCCATTAATGTTGTTGCCATTCCCTGCAACGGTTAAATTATTCACTGAGAAATCCCCTGCAATTTGTCGTATTTCTACAAAGTCACCTGTTGCTGCCACTGAAGGGAGTGTCATGGTGAATGCAGAGCTTGATACGTCACAAGCATTGCGTGTATTTTTGGTTACTGTGGCGTTAGCTGAAACAATATCAAACGTAGTATTGCTGCCTGTTACAGTGCCAGTTGTTTCTATATCTTTATTAAATAAAAATTTATCACCAGATGATTTGTAAAGCATCGTAGCGTTAGCACCGTCAATCGTAAGCCCACCATCATTAGCAGCAGCCGCATCAGCCGCACCATTAGCTATTGTAATATTCTTATCAGCAACATCGAGGGTTGTACTGTTTACAGTTGTTGTAGTGCCTGAGACGGTTAGGTTGCCGTCTATCGTAACGTTACCAGAACTGTCCTCATTGACCACATTAAGCCAATTACCAGCGTGTGCGTAGGCCAGTTTGCCGTTGGAATGACTGTGGGCTGTCATCCCATGATATGTACTGGCGCTTGGGAAGTCAGAAGGGGAAGCGTAGAGGTTGCTGTAAAGTATCTTATTGCTACCGAAATCTACGTCTGCTCCAAGTGTTGCATAACGAGCGTCTGATTGTGTTTTATTGTAATGATCTGCAAGAGCGAATGTG